GCATCCAAGAAAACCGATTTACTTGCTGGTAAAGTACAGAATACATCTTTTGTACCTGCACTAAAATCAACAACATTATCAGAGTTAGAACTACTAAAAATTGTAGCTCCTGATCCTCTTGTTAAGTTTGCACTTGTAGCATCTAATGTTCCAAGTCCAACTTCAAACTCACTTGTACCTTGATTAAAAATACAATAGTAAGTCGTATTATTGTTTCCTATTCCTGCTGCAAAAGTTTCAAAACCAGTCACTGCTGCTCCAAGTGCAAACGCACCTGTCCCAGTAGTTGTGCTTGTTACTTTTACTCTATCATTTATAACTAACGCCATAAATTTTCTCCTTATGCCATACTAATAATTGCATTAGATGGTGTAGTAGGATCAGGAAACGTAATAGTAAAAGTACCATTCGTTGCTGTCTTATTACCACCAAAATCTAAAACTACTACTAATCTATTTGCTGTACTATCAACTGTATCTGTATTGTAGATCGCTGCAAAAGCTGCAGTAAAGGATGCACTACTATAAGTGACATTATCAAAGTCAACTGAAGCAACGGCTGTGCTCGAAGCAACTCCAAGTCTTGTTAATGTTTTAACTGAATAGTTAGTACCACCTGTTGTATCTACTTCACCATTTCCGGTTCCTGCTAAATACACAGTTGAAGACGTTGAATATGGATTAGTTGTATATAATGAAATTTTAAAAGTGTTTCCTCCTGATGCCTGGAAATCGTGTTGTCCAGACAAAAGTGCACCTCTAAAACTAAATGGTATAATATTTGCCATATTTTTTTCTCCTATTTATAACTTGATGGTGGTTTTACGTTAAGTTGAGCACGAACTTCACCATCTTGATATTCGTCTCTGCGTCTTTGACCAATTTGCTCGATCGCATACGATTCTATTGCCTCATTATATTGGCTTTGATAGTATTGTAACATATCTGTAGGACCTTTCAAGTATCCATATGCATTTACCAGACATGCGTACAAAAGTAAATCTTGATATTTATTTGATAAATAAGTTCCTGCTGTAGCTGGAGCTGGTGTGGATGTAGTATCAGTTATAGTTTCTGGCTCTTTGTCATAAGCTAGTGTTATTTCATAAGTTTTGTCAGGAGTAGGAGCCACTACCCAAAATTCCTCATCCCAATTAGCATAATATTTTGGTATATCTACAGCCTGTGTGCTAGGTGTAGAATAATATTCAGACATAAAACTAGTATCTCTTTGTTCAAGATAATATTGATTACCATCTTGATCTTTAAATTGAACATATCTAATAGCTCTTAAATCATCTGGAATTGTCACATATCTATTTCCAACGATAGCATTTGATGTTGCATAAAAAACACTTTGATCAGTGTCAATAGCTCTATAAATTTTATTTTCTGCATTTTTAATTACAGTATCTAAAACTGAGTCAGTTAAAACATTACTACCAACTTCTGTATAATTTCTAATATCAGTTCTTAAGTTATCTAAAGTGTATGCCATTATCCGTTTACGACTCCTAACGTTACTGGTCCTGCAGAACAGTTATCACCACCACCTGATATACCACCTGTTGTAGCATTACTAGTGCTTGTTATATAAAAATAATTTATAGGGGTTGTTAAAGAATCAGTTGTTGTTGCACCTGTAACAGTTCCTGAAGAATCTATTTGTCCCAATGCAATGGTAAAACCAGATGTATTATTTAAATCACTTACGTTATCAAATGTAGGTATAGTTGCAAAAGATTGTAAATTTTTTAAATCATCAGGGTTAGAACCGCCTGGACCTGCAGAAGTTACAAGAGGTGGTCCTCTAAATCTAACTATAGAACCTGCTGCTCTTTGGTGATCCTCTGAAAAAACATTTACATAAGTTGTGCCAGAGTAAATAACAGATGTAAATGGATTATTGTCCAAAAGAATTAAACTTGCTTTAGATGCAGGTTGTGGTCTTGGATTAAATAATGCCTGTGGATCAGAGCCAACTGGTTTTGGTTCTAGTTGTGGCTGTTTTGGTTCAAATTCTGACATGTGAACTAAAGATCCATTCCATTCTCTTACCATTTCATTATATGGAAATTCTAAACCAGATCTATCTGATATTGCTTTTGCATATTTTCCTGCTGCGTACTTACCCATTATACTCCATCTCCATAAAATGTTTGTGGTGAAATGAAAGTAGATGTACCTTGATTATCTGCATCAAGAGCTCTTAATAATTCACTTTCATATCTACGTTCTAATTCTTGACTCATATCTGGTGAATATTTTTGACTTAAATAATATGCAAGACCAGACATCATGCAAGGATAAAATCTATTTACCACATCAGAAGTATTATTATAAGCTCCTGCATCTTGAATTTTAGATAGATAATAAAAACAAAATTGAAAATTAGTTGGTGTAGTTGAGTCAGATACACTTGAACTTGGTGTTGTGTATAAAAATATACTTGGATTAATTTTTCTTTCTACGTAATATTGTGATGGTGTGCCTTTGGCTAATTTATTTGGTGTTTGCGAATATGTTGATCTATCTATTTTTGTAAGCGCAATATCCTGTGGAGCAGTAGCATCAGAATTATTTCTATAATACGCTTCTAATACATCACTTATGTCCTCTGGAAAATTTGTAGAATCAGATGCAAAATTATATTCTGCCTGTCCCTCAACCAAAGGAACTTTAGCTAATTTTACTTTCCATAGATGAATACCTCTATTGCCCCATTCTTGAAATAATATATTTAATGATCTTCTTGCAGATTTTAATTGATAACCTGTTCTAGCACCTTTTACTCCAGTTCTTTCAAAAGCCTCTTCTATTACCTCATCTATCTGTGGATTAAATTGTGATTCTTCAGAGGTAGGTGAAACTGTTTGAGCAACATTACCCATGCCACTGTGATTAAGACAATAATAAAAAAGTAAAGGAGCACCCGTGGTTCTAACAGGTGCAACATTAATTGTTGTATTTGCTCCTGCAGTTCCGGCTGTTCCTGTTACAGTTACACCAGTTGTGTAAGCAACACCACCTCCCCATGTTCCATTATCTGTTGTAGAAAATCTAAGACCATGTGTATCGTTTGTGTTATCAGACTGATCAAATATGTAAGTGTTTCCTTCTTGTAAGTATAGGACAACATTAGCCTCTCCGTTAATATAGTATTTATTACCGGTTCCATATTTGTTAGTCCCCGTCGCCACGGTTACTTTGTAAGTTATTGTAGCCACTTTTAACTCCTAGCCGTGTAACAATGTTACTGACGTAGCTGTTGTTGCAATCTCAAATTTTAAACTTGTAGATGCTCTAAAACCTGTGCCTGGAAACTGCATATATGTAGTTGTTCCTTGAGCATTAGTTTGGTTTGTAGCTGGAATTAAAAATTCAGCCAATACAGTTGTATTATCTTTTATCTTAACTGTAGTTGCAGCTTGTCCGCCTTCTTTAGAAACAAAAAGACCTACAGCTCTACCAGGTGCTCCTGTGCCAACTGCATTATGTGTAGTCACAGTTGAGGCTGTTGTCGATTTTATATCTACTGGATATGTACTCATTAATTATTCTCCTTAAAATTATGTGTGGGCCGAAGCCCACACTAAATTATTTATTAACTGTGGTTGTTAGCTTGAGTGTATGTAATTGTTACTCTTGCTTTTCCAGCAGAACTGTTTCCACTAGCGTCAATGTATTTCATTGCCACTCTAACATCAGAAGTTCCAATGTTTTTCCAGTTTGCGCAAAGACCAGTTGCTCCTAATGCTACTGGACCTATTGCTGAAACGTCTGCGTTGTCAACATATAAGTCTGAATTACCTACGATACCAACATCTAAAGTGTCGGCACCACCACCATTAAATGCTACTTCAACGTTAACGTCGATAGCTATGATGTGTGATTTTGCAGGTAAGACAATGTTAGTTGATAAATCAGTTGTATCAGTGTTCTTAACCTCTGCAGATTGAGACATTACAACGTGACCAATGTTTTTTACATCATCTCCAACTGTAGTTCCAGTTGTGTGTCTAATCGTTCCCGCTTTAATCGGTCCCGAAAATGTAGTGCTTGCCATAATTATATCCTCCTAGTTTCCGAACATAGTCTCTAGGCCGTCGACTATACTGCGTCTATGTTCTAATTAATTGTATAGTGTGTCTTTTATACATCACATTTAAGTAGAGCGCAAGTAGGCTGTATTTTTGAATTGATTTTGTTTGTAGCTCTTAAGTGGCTACAGAAACTTTAGGTTGAGTAGCATCAATTTTATTTTCTAGATTAGCTTTTTTAGCTTCAACTAGTTTTATATGGCTAATTACGTCTCTGACTTTTCTGTCAATCTTAACCATGTTGAGAGTATATTTACCCTCTTTAAGATGCTCCTGCTCCCATTTCAGATCTAGACCCTTCTTCTCCTGGTATAGACTTTGTAGATGTTGCATCGTCTCCTCCATTGATAACCTCCTCATAGGTTATTCTGTTTACTCTTGGATCCATCATTTCTCCAAGATATTCCCATTTTATATCACCTTTTCCTAGTTTGTCAACTATTGCATTTTCAATGTCTAATGGGCCATCCATGCAGGTAATACTAACCTCCATTTTGTAACAATATGCGTATATTTTAACTAGGAAATTTTTCATGTTCACACCTTATATATGAAAAAGGGGCCGTTTAAAAGCGGCCCCTTTAAATAATTTATTACGTTGCGTCTGATCCGAAGATACCTCTAGGGTCAGAGAATCCGAATACGTATCTCTCTCTAGCTTTGTATCTTACGTTACCAGTATCAAAGTCACCTTCCATTGAAGTTTTGATAGGTGATCTATTGAAATGCTTTAAGCCATTAGGCACATCAGTTTTAATGAAGAATTTTTTCGAAGCAGTTAAGTAGTTATTTACTACATATCCACCAGGAATCATATTCATGTTTCTAAGTGCGTTAATGTCGTTATCAGCAGTGCCTGTTCTACCAGCAGAATTCATAAGTCTGTCAGCAGTAAACTGAAGCGCTGAAGGAATTATTAATTTAGTTCCTGTCGCTGCAATTTTTAGGCCTCTTTCATCAGTAAATGCATTGATATCAATCAATGATTGCTCTAATGAAGTTTCGTTCAACTCAGCAGGTGTGCTTAACTCGTTAGAGAAAGATCCCGCTAAAGTTGGGTGGTCTGTCGCAAAAAGCGCTTTTCCATCACCGCCAGCAAAGTTTGCATTGAAACCATTGTTCAATACTGCTGCGCCTTTGATATTCTTAGTAGACGCCATAGATCTTGCTAACGCTTTTGTATATCTAGACGCAAGTCTGTCATACAAGTTATCTTCGATAGCTTCTTCTGTGATAGCGAATGCTAATGCAATCGTTTCGTTTGTATAACGAGCTGTGAAAGTTTCTTGAGCGTCGTCAAAAGTTACACCCTGTCCTTCAGGTTTAACTGCCGCGTTCGCAAAACCAGCTAACATTACTTCCTCTTCGAAAGCTCTGTCAGATGTTTCAGTGTCGAAAATTTCCGTCCACTGCTCGCCATAGTTTTTGTATTCAAGTCCGAATAGTGCATTCAAACCTGGTTCTAGTTCTTTAACTAGCTGTGCTCTTGATATTGCCATGTTATTATACTCCTATTCTTAGTCTAAATACAAGTTACTTGCTGCATTGTAAGCTACTACGACGTTCGCATTCACCAATGATAAATCATTGTCTCCTGGTTGGTCGGCTGATCTCACAATTCTGAACAATTTAGTTTCAGCAGAAGTACCGCCTATATCTAATGTTACAGTTGATTGACCATTTATAGCATCACCTGCAGTAAAGTCGTTAACGTTAAAAGCAGTTCCGATCATTGCTTGAGTTACCGCCGCATCACATTTTACAACATATTGTTGTGTAGGATTGTCGTTAACAAAACCAATTCCATCGCTACTGCCAGTATTATAGTCAGTTCCAAATGTAGTTCCCGCTGCAACTGAATTTGCAAAAGTTGGTTTGCTTGTAGTATTGTTTATGAAAAAACATCCATTAAACACACCAACTGAAAGTGCAGTATTAGTGTTGTTGAAGTCAACTCCACCAGCTCCACCGTCATCAGTCGTATCGAAACTCATATCTTGTAAATAACCAGTTTCTCCAGCAGTTGCACCGCCGTCGTTTAATGAAACCGGATTATTTTTAAAGATACCTACGTCTAGCCCAGACTCGATTTTGTAGTTAGATTGTCCCGATGTAGCTGGTGTATTACCAGTAGTCGTTACAGTTCTTAACCCAAAACCACCTGTATTATTTGCCATAGTTTGTTTCCTTTTTGTGTACCTGCCCTTGCGGGCCTCCAGTACGGTTTATATTATTTTGTTGGTTTAGAAATTGCTAAAAAACTATTTCTTTGTACCACCAAAAGTTACACGCGTATTCGATTCCTTTTGGAATTTCATACTTGGGTGCTGTTCCTTCATAAGATTGTTATCAACTGCTTCTTCTTTAGCTTCGTTCTGTTTTTTATAGTACTCGTCTATTTGAAGCGCAATCTCCTCTGGTATCCTT